CGCGCTTGTATATGCGCACCGAACGATTGTTGAAGTCACCTTCGCCCCCCCTGATGGGCATACAGGCTTGCGAGTACGCCCAGCGTATCCCAGTCCCCCCGAGAGTAGTCCACCTGTTGCCAGCGGGGGTTGGGGGAATACTGGCTGCCAATGTTGCCATTGACAGCTAGCGTGCTCATGGTGCGCGGCACCGACAGCATCTGAATATCTAAACCCATGTCGTTCTCCTTAGTTAATAAACTTGCCGTCTTTTGCCAACGTCAGCACAGGCTTGGCTTGCGCTGCCTGAAGCATTCCTATTATTTTTGTAAAGTTAGCGCCCTCCATCTGAGACACAGAGAACGCACACGCTGCGACAGGGCGCGCATCCCCGTCGTAGTACACCTCCCTGATTTCCCACATCTTGGTGCGTGTCTTGTATACCCTGCGCAGATTCCACTGGCCTGTCATTTCGCTCATATCATTTCTCCTTTGGTGTTGGGGAGTTTCCTCCCCATCTGGTTTGCCAGTGGACGACTGGCGGCGTTTGAGAGGACGCTGCTAGCAGCGTCCCTTTTTTAGGGGGAGAACCGTTCTCCCGCTAGGTTTCATCCTCGACACCCGTTGAAGGCGGCACGAGTGCGTGCCATGTGTGTGGGAACACACTATCCGGGGCCATGTCTGCCATGACCTGCTTGGCTTGTCTAATGCGAGATAGCAACTCTTTGTTCTCAGGTGTCGGGGCAACCAGCATCAAGCGCACAACCTTGTGCATGTCGCCATCTATACGCAGGGCAAGCCGGATGCGCTGTACCTGTGCCATGTCCTTGGGAACCTTGCGCTCAAAGGCTAGCTTGCGTTTGGCACGCGGCGTATAAGGTATGGCGTCGAACAGATTGGATACGCGTAGCTTGATGTGCGTCGGCACCCAGTCCGTCCAATGGATGCCTGCGTTTGGTATGGGCGACCCTCTGCGTGCCTTGTTGCGCTCCCTTGCTAGCTGCCCCGGCGTGTGCGTGTACTGCTTGGCGTCATGCTCCAAACGCGCAGTAATCTCGTTGAGCACCACGAGGTAGCCCTCCATCGCTAGCCTGCGCTCTTGGGATGCAGCGTAGTTCAGGCCCGACTTCACATTGTTACGCTCGTACCGCAAAGGGTTCAACACCGCACCCCATAGCTCGTTGTGCGTCCTGCGTGTGGCATTGGCGCTCTTCTTTCCCCCGCGCTGGTTGTCGATGCGCTCCATTATTGCGCGTTGTTGGGGCGCTGGGGTGTTGCGTTTGGTGAGCAAGTTCTGTAGTTCTCGCTCGGTCATGTCGGCGTAACGCCTACGGGGTTGCCTTTTTTTCATGGAAGTGTCCACCTTTTTGTCTAATGTGTCCAAGATTACCGAGTCCTGTGTGCCAAGTGGGACACCCATTGTAGCAGCAGTTTCTCCTCTGAGCAAGGCCGCTGAGATGTGTGCGTGTCCTTGAAAAGGGTCGTTCTGGGAATACTATAAAGACCTAGTAACCTTGCAGAAGAAACAAGACGGAACCACGGACAAGAATGGATATACGGACATTACTGTATATATAAAGTAATTCTAAATATATATATATAGAGGACGCTCTTGGCTGAAACGCCCTATCCATGCGGGTTGCGGGGTGTCCCACTTGGCACGCAAGACTCCGTAATCTTGGACATCACCGGAAAATGGTGGGACACCCCCTCGCAAAGGCAATAATCTCAGAACAGGGTTCCTTGTTGAGGGAGAACCGTTCTCCCCTTGATCCTATCCTGATCGCGCTTGGGTAGGCTGGCGAAGATCAAGTCGCGCAGCACCCGCAGCCTAGCTAGCTCCCGTTCCTTCACGCTCCTCACACATCAGCCCTCAGGAGGGCAGCAGGGAGGGCCATCCGCATCTGCATCCCATGGCTCTCCACATATTTGAAGAATGCTGCCTCGTCCACATGCAGGGTCTTGTCCCCATCCGACGCCTCTGAATGCAGGGTGTAGTAAGAGCAGTCCCTTGGCAGGGGATATGTCTTAGTCAGCTTATAGCTGACGCCCATGTACTCAATGGTTGCCTTTGTTGTTGTACGCATGATAACTCCTTTGGTTGGGGAGTTTCCTCCCCATCAGTACGCTACGCCAGAGGGAGAACCGTTCTCCCCCTAACAGCACACCCCAAGCGCCAGCACGCTGGCGCTCAGGCTGGCCTGTTACTCTTCGACCCACTCCATGGGTTCAAGCCAGTAGGCGTCCCCCGTTCTGTTTGCCGCTACGGAAAACCATGCGGCTAAGTAGTCATCATTCTCATCCTCCATTTGAGCCACCCATTCAGCCACAAACTTATGCCCCTGCGTAGTCCGCACGGCGATGTGCCATCCCCCCGGCTGCTCTCCATCTGCCTCGTCGGTAGGCCAGCAGCACATTTGCACGATCGTCTTCGAATACTCCCCCTTCGCAGAGTCAAGCCAGAACCCCACCCCCATGCTGGTGATTGCGACATCTCTAACCTCCACCCCTATCGGGATGATGCGGGTTATGTGTGCCAGAAGGGCACACACCGAGGTTTTGTTGACTGCGTTCATATCTTTTCCCCTTGTTAGTACGCAGGGGGAGAACAGTTCTCCCCCTAACAACGCACTCCAAGAGCCAGCACGCTGGCTCTCAGGGTAGGCTGTCTAACTAATCCCCGAGGGTGTCCCTCCCTGTCCGGTCAAACCCGTGCCGGTCAACCCCCTCGATGTCATACCCTTCGGCGTCATACCCCCTTTCGTCATAATAGCCTTCCATCCCAACAAAACCGCCGTGTCGAAACACGTTGGTTTTTGTCACGCTCCCATCGGGAGCGACTGTCTCCACGCTCTCTCGCGTGGAAAACGCATACAGCGGGAGGATGTGTGCCTCCCTCAACGCGGTCTCAAGCGGGGCCATCAAATACGGCGCGCCGCCAATCATGGCAGCGTCAAACTGCCCCACTTCTCCGATGATGATGCTGTCATCGGCAGCGGCCTGCGCCAACAACTTGGCTCGTGTGGTAATCGTGCTGGCGCTGGGCACCTCATCGAAGGTGAGCCAACGGCTCACGATGGTGCGCTGATCGGCGCTGAGGTCTACAACCCCCGCCGACAGCTGGTCGGCGGCTGCGGGGTGCTGTGTTAGGTTCAGAATGCGCATGATTAACTCCTATTGGGTATGAGTAAAACTCATACGGTGATGGCAGGATTGCCCCACAACGCACCCTTTCGGATGCGCTGTAAGAAATCCCGTTTGACACGGGCGGGAACACCGCGAGAGCCACGCTCCCACGGTGTCAGAAGGTCAGGGGGAGAACCGTTCTCCCTCAGATTGCCGCTTTGAACGACTTCCGTTGGGCCACCGACAGCAGCCCGTAGGCCGCCAGTGCAGCAGCAAGCAGATCGACTTCCTTCTTGCCCGACGACCTAGCCTTAGCCTTGGCCTCTGCTGCGCCGCTGGCGACAGCGACCAAGTATTTCACTCGGCTGTGCTCTGCCGAGTCCTTGGTGAACACCCATGCCCCACGATAATCGTGGGGAGCCACGCCTGTCTGCTCCGCTACCCATACGGTAGCGAATACCCGTATATCCGGGCCAGCCACGCCAGCGGCTGCAAGTGACTCGGTGAACCCCTGCGACTCAATGGTCGCGAACACTTTGCTGGCCTTGGCGTAGGCAGCGGCATTTGTTTCCAGAAACTTGATTGCGAATTTCATACTCATGATTTTTCCTTTGGCGGGAGAACCGTTCTCCCTCTATCGGCCAGAGCCAATCCCTAACCGATAACTCAATTGTATGGATGAGGGTGAAATAGCTTTCGGCAGCACCCCTGAAAGCCCCTGAATGTGGTATAAGGCGACCCCACCATACCCCCACACCCCCTTTAGACCGCGACAGATGCGTCATTACATGAACACTATTCCCCACCCGCAATCCACATTTCCCACAAAAACAACCCAAACCCAAAAACGACCACACCCCCCGTACAAACCCTAATAGGTCGCCTATTAAAAATTATAAAAAATTTGCATACATTCTTGTCTAACACTAGACAATGCACCATAAAAAACAGCCCCGGTTAAGGGGCTGAAGAGCAAATGAGCAATTTGCCAAGGAGAAGCAATGGGGCAACTGCTTGCACCACCACCGAAAAGAAGTATACAATAAAAGCAGATCACATGTTTGAACACTTGATTAACGGGGAATTCCACCCCGCGATAGAAGAAGCGCCCAAGGGTGCGGTGTCGCCCATTGCCAATCACAGTGTGGCTGACCAGATAGACGCCAAGGTAAAGACTACTGACTGGTTAAAAGAGATCGGCGCTATATCAGATGAGGATGTGGAGTCCGTAGCCGACGCCCATGCAGCACGCGCAGCGTTTGCAGCCCTTGCAACACAAAGCCCAATACAGGATACTAAGTTAGCACTAACTAACGTAAAGACCCCCAAGGCGGTACAGCACTTGGTGGGGATGTTGACCGCCTATGACTGGGCGTTTATAGAACAGGCTAAAGAGATTCGGGGATACACCGTAGCCCAGATACTTGAAGAGACTAAGAACCCCGACACTAAATTCAGGCTCAAGGCGCTGGAGATGTTGGGTAAGGTAACTGAGGTTGCACTATTCACGGAACGAATTGAGGTCAAGAAGACCCAGCTATCGGACACCGAGTTGGAGCAGCGCATCAAGGAAAAGCTCAACAAGTTTATGAATGTGCTAGATGTAGTAGATGTAACTCCCCTGCCTGATGAATCTCCAGACGCTGACATCGCTAAGTAAAGTTGAGCTTGAGGCGCTTCAACGCGCCTTGCCAACAATGTCCTTGCAGGACAAGATGGAGCTATTTGATGACCTTAGCATCCGGGAAGAACGCGCCAGACTGTCCGCTGCCAAACTAAGCCCCCTTGGATTTGCCACGGGCGTGTATCCCGGATTCAAGATTGGCGCACACCACAGGAAGCTGGCTAAGATATTTGAGGATGTCATCGACGGCAACAAGAAGCGCGTCATCATCAACATAGCCCCCCGCCACGGCAAGTCCGAGTTCAGCAGCTACCTGTTTCCTGCTTATTTTTTAGGCAAGTATCCCGAGAAGAAGATAATCATGGGAACGCATACTGCGTCCCTGTCGGAGGACTTTGGTCGGCGGGTGCGTAACTTAATCGACTCGGAGGAGTACCATGAGATATTCCCCAACACGCTTGTCGCTAGCGACCAAAAGGCCGCAGGCAAGTGGAGTACCACAGCCGGGGGGCAGTACTATGCCGCAGGTGTCGGCGGTGCGCTTGCTGGACGCGGCGCTGATCTATTCGTTATTGATGATCCGCATTCAGAGCAGGATATCAAAGTAAACAGCCGACTTGCCTTTGATACGGCGTGGTCTTGGTTCCAGACGGGGCCGCTTCAGCGACTCATGCCGGGGGGAGCCATAATAGTAATAATGACGCGCTGGAGCCTGCTCGACCTGACCGGACGCCTGATTGACTACCAGACCAAGAACCCGGACTCCGTGCCGTGGGAGATCGTGGAGCTACCCGCCATCCTGCCATCGGGTAAATCCCTGTGGCCGGAGCAATGGCCGCTTGCGTTGCTGGAGTCCACCAAGGCCAGCTTGGAGCCACGGTATTGGAACGCGCAGTACATGCAGCAGCCGACATCGGACATGTCAGCCGTGGTCTCCCGGAAAGACTGGCGGGTATGGCCCCATGACGATGCGCCCAAATGTGAGTACATAATACAGTCGTGGGATACGGCGTTTGAGACTAAGACCACAGCCGACTACAGCGCCTGTACGACATGGGGCATATGGTACAACGAGGAGGAGAATAGCTCCCCGCAGCTAATACTATTAGATGCGTTCAAGGACAGGATGGCATTCCCGGAGCTAAAGGCGGTGGCGCACAAGCACTGGAAAGAATGGGAACCAGACAGCATAATAGTGGAAAAGAAGGCCGCAGGCTCCCCCCTGATTCAGGAGCTTAGGGCCATGGGCATACCTGTGCAGGAGTTCACGCCCAGCCGGGGAAACGATAAAATGGTGCGGATGAACGCGGTGGCAGACCTGTTTACCTCGGGCAAGGTATGGGCACCGGACACGCGCTGGGCACGGGAGGTTATTGAGGAAATGGCGGCGTTCCCGGTTGGGGATCACGACGACTATGTGGATACGACAACCCAAGCACTGTTGCGTTACAGGCAGGGTGGATTCATCGCGCTCGACTCCGACGAGAAGGAAGAGCCTAAAATATTCAGACGCGGCAGACAAGCCGCATACTACTAGGACACCCAATGGCAACCAATATTGACAAAGCCCTATACCAAGCGCCAGAGGGTATAGATGACGCTGCTGCCGATGAGTCGGCTATTGAGATTGAGGTTGTTGACCCAGAGGCAATCAAGATTGGCATTGACGGCATGGAGATTGAGATTGTGCCGGGGAAAGACGAGGAGGGGGAGTTTAACGATAACCTCGCTGATCTGATGGATGAGTCGGCTATGCAGTCCATGTCATCTGATCTGTCGTCAGAAATTGACAATGACAAGGCGGGGCGCT